TCTGATTTATAATCGTGTCTTGACTGCTGGTGAAATACAAAGAAACTATCTGACGACGAAATTCCGCTATTAAGAGGTATCAATAAATGGTGCAAGATGAAAAGCCTCCCAGTTGTCAAGTTGGCTTGGATTCTAGCTCAGGGGTTCTTTCTGCCAATGGTACTCTGGTTAGACAGCTTAAGGGAATCTGGCAACTATGGCGCAGCGATTGGAGTTTTTGTCCTACTCGAAATCTTATACGTGGTAGATGCTATCCTATTTCTGCAAGTATTCAGGAGTAAGTAATGGGATTTGAGACGCTAAAGAACATCATTGACTTCAACAAACAGCAAGAGGAACTTGGTAGACAGGAAGAAATGAATCCTACGGAATGCCCCTGGGATGCTTGGCCTCTTGACATAAATAGTAAAGGGGCTAAGTCTTGCCCTATCTGTGGGCGTGTTTGGAGATAATCAATGGCAAAGAAAAAGAAAGCCACAAAGCCAGTAATGGTGCATAAGGTAAAGCAGAAACAGGGAAAGAAACATGGCAAGTAATGTCAACAGCTATGCGAGTTTGGCAGAATTGAAGGCAGTGCTTGGTATAAGTGCAACTACGGATGACGTTCCAATGCGCAAGATTTTAGAGGCTGCGTCAAGGGCTATCGAAAGTTATTGTAATCGTAGGTTCTATTGCACAAGCGAGACGAAGTATTTCGCTGGACAGTCCATTCTCTGGATTCCCGACTTACTATCTATTGATACCTCTGGATTCAAAGGCGATGAGGATGGTGACGGCACATACGAGATTACCTATGCCACTACTGATTATATTCTATATGGCGGTGGCATTGAGGATTCACTAAACCTATTCCCCCGAACAAGGATAGAAATAAACCCGAATGGTAATTACAGTTCATTTGCTAGTGGGATAAAGAAGGGTGCTCAGATTGCAGGGGTGTGGGGGTATGGAGACGGGACATCGGCTACACCCTATGTAACCACTACTATAACGGGAACTGTAGCAACCACTACAGGGACAACCCTAACCCTAAGCGCAGACGGCACAATCGAAGTTGGACATACTATACTATGTGAATCGGAGCAGATGTATGTTACTGCTGTGCCTACGGGATATGCTACAGTGGAACGGGGCGTAAATGGGTCAACGGCAGCCACTCATAGCGCAAAGACACTTTATTATTATCGTTATCCTAGAGACATTATGCAAGCGTGTCTAGATTTATCGGCAGCTTTATACGAAATGAGAAATAAAAACAAGGGGTTACAGAGTGAGAGGGCAGGCGATTATAGCTGGACTGCGGTTGGGACTTCGATTGGTATGACAATGATTGACACTGTATTAGCTCCTATCAAGGGCTATCGGAGAATGAGATTCTAATGCCAATAAGTTCTGGCCTTCTCATTGAAACATTTACCCCCCAGACTCTAACCGAGACTTCGGATAGCCAAGGCGGGTATGTAACCACGTGGGCTGACGGTACAGCGTTTAGAGGGCGACTGTCAAGCCTATCGATTGATGAACGTATGAGCATGGACAAACTAACTGTATTCGCTAGTCACAAACTATTTTGTAACAATCAGACTATAGTCGAAACTCAGAGGATACGCAATTCAGATAGCACTCGTTACTTTGCAATCAAGGGCGTGGTCATACCTAGCAATTCTAACGACCACCTGGAGATTTTAGTACTTGAAATCGACTAATGCCGAAGGACGAACAGTGGTGTTACCTCTTGAATCAGGAATGTCCACTTGAATTGGATGATTGCTGGCAATGCTCAGTATTTCAGGAGATAAATGACACAGGTAATTATCAAGTCTTATGTGAAACAACGAGAGAAGGAAATATTAGATAGGCTTGACAAGTCTATGGAACGTGTCGGGGCAATAGTAGAAAGACAAGCCAAGATAAACGTTAGTAAATCACCACCAGAGCATCCACAAGTCCAGACGGGTAGATTGCGAAGTTCTATAATTCATCAAGTTACGAAAGAGGGTAACGAGATAACGGCAGAAATAGGTACTAATGTAGTCTATGGGAAATACTTAGAGTTTGGAACTATAAATCATTCGCCTTATCCGTGGCTTTTTCCTAGTATAGAAATGCAGCGTCCACAGATAATTGAGACCTTGAAGGGACAGGAGTATTCTGTTGCTTAGTGCTATAAATGTCGGCTTTTACAATGCCCTTAAACTCTGGCCTGAGACGTGGGTTAAGGCTACTACCTATGTTGTAGGTGATATAGTCAAGCCTACGACTTACGCATCCCATGCATACAAATGTACTACGGCTGGTACAAGCCACGCTTCAACTGAGCCAACTTGGGGAACTACTAATGGGGGAACAACCACTGATAACACGGTAACCTGGACTTGTTTTGACCCTAAGACATATCAAGTGAAAGCCCCACAAGGTAGCACAGTTCCTTATGTATGCTTTGGATTAGAGACTGAAGCACCTATCGGAACATTTGCTGACTTTGAGGCAGTCGAAAATTTAACCTATTGGGTGAATTGTTTTGATAATGTATCAGCCGCCGCCGTTGCCGAGACTGCAGACGAAGTGATGGCGGCGATGGATGATGTAACCTTGACAGTTACAGGGTATACAGGGATGAAGTGTGTGAGGGAATTTATAGGCACAATAATATGGGATGGCGAAAGCCAGATATTTCAAGTGCCTTTACGCTACAGAATCTGGTTAGATAAATCTTAGGAGGATATGTGTTAGACCAGGCTATCCGAGAATTAGCCCGATACCTAGAAATTCCATTTGAAGAAGCAAAGCAACGAGTAGAATCATACGATATAGGTATTGCTTCACAGAGGTGGTGTAATGCAACCCCTAAGACTTCGGGGGATGTCGAAGCATTCTATCGGGACGCAGACCACTATCTATACGAACTGATACCTTGGAATTATGCTAGTCCTGAATATCACAGACGGGTTCAACCGTTATTTTTCTACCACAACAAGAAGATATTAGAGTTAGGTGGTGGTATAGGTAGTCTCTGTATTGCTCTACAATACGCAGGCAACCAGACAACCTACTGTGATATTAGTCCTAAGTTGCTAGGGTTCGCTCGACAACGATTTCAAGATAGAGGATTCGACATACCAATAGTGTCAAGCCTAACAGGGCAACGGGACTTTGACATAGTGGTTGCCATTGATACCTTTGAGCATATACATAAAGATGCACTCCCAGGGTTACTCAAAGAAATCACTGCTGTCTTGAAAGATGGGGGATTCCTTTATCACCGTTCTAACTTTGGGCAACAGGATACTTACCCCATGCACTTCGACCACTCTAAGGATTTTAACAGGCTGGCAAAGGAAGCGGGACTTAACCTAAGAGAAAACGGTGACTTAGTAAAAGATGGTGTTACTAAAGGAGTGCAAATTGGTATCCCCATTCGTGGTGATATGGGCGATAATTTATTTTACAGCTTTGTGGGGCTCAAGAAACCTGCGGGAACTAAGCTAACTAAAATACGGGGTGTTAGGGTTGATGAAGCTCGTAACCAGATTATCAGGGAGTTAGAAAAGGACTGGTTATTTTTCATGGACTCAGACCAGACCTTCCCACCGGATGCGCTTAATAGGTTGCTATCGTGGGACTTACCGATAGTATCGGGAATATATTTTCAATCCCCCAATGTACCAACACCTCACATTTATAAATACGAGTTTCAAGATGGTAACCATTATTACAAGTCAATGGCGAAGGAAATACAGAGTTATCTTATTAGATATAAGGCGGAATTAGAACAATCCTTTCCGGCGGTAGTATTACCAGCAAGACGGGAAGATTTACTGGAGTGTGATGGTGTTGGTGGAGGGTGTTTGTTAGTGCATCGTAGGGTGTTCGAGGCAATAAAAGACCCGTGGTTCGAATGTAACCCAGGGACACAAGTTGGCGAAGATTTTAATTTCTGCCGTAAGGTTCAAACGGCGGGGTTCAAGATATTCGCAGACCCAGGGGTGTTGTGTGGACACGAGCAAAAAGATGTCATAGGGCATAAGCATTTCCTCCATTGGGCAGACCCAGAGCAATTCCCATACCCGTGGGGGCAAGTAAATAAAATGGAGGTATAAATATGGCACAAATAGCAGGTACAGCAGGCGAAGTCCAAATTGCAGGAGCTACAGTAGCGGGTATCAAGTCGTGGACACTTGACTACGTAATGGACGCATTGGAAACCACAGACTTTGGAGATTCGGGACATAGAACTTATCTGCCAGGCATTGACTCATGGGCAGGTAGCTTTGAGGGGTATAAGGATGGGGCTCCGTCAGCAATCGGAGCTGAAGTAGCTTTGACACTAAAACAAAGCGGAACAGCCGGACAGGTATACACAGGACAGGCAATTATGACGGGATGCCATGCCACTGTTGCTGTTGACGGCATAGTGGGTGAGGCATACGATTTTCAAGGCACTGGCACTCTGACTGTAGCAACAGCATAAGGAGGTAAAACATGGCTCAAATAGCAGGTAAAGCGGGAAGTGTTTATCTTACTACCACGGCGGCTACCGTTGTGGTGGTAAATGGTATCAAGTCGTGGACATTAGATTATGTCATGGACGCATTGGAAACCACAGATTTTGGTGACTCGGCACATCGGACGTATCTCCCAGGACTGGATGGATGGAGTGGTAGTTTTGAGGGATATAAAGATGGCGCACCTATAGCTCTAGGGGCTGTGACAGTATTAGACCTGCGGCAAAGTGCCGATTCTACCCAGAAATATACAGGCGCAGCCATTATCACTGGAGCACACGCTAGTGTTGCGGTTGACGGGATAGCTGGTATAAGTTATGACTATCAGGGTTCGGGTTTATTGACTGTCCCAACTTTCTAATATGAAAGGGCAACTCGGCGGTTTATTTAGTGGTACACAGCAAGTAGGGGGGATAGTAGACTGGGATTTTGAGCTTATCATGGCCGAAGGTTCAGACGGTAAGGTCAAGACGTTCAAGTTCTCGAAGTGGCGTTTAACGGCTCCCTCTTACTGGTTGTTTGGCGAAGTTGACACCGTGATAGTTCGACTCTATCACGGGACTAGATACTGGGAAGGGGAAGGCACAATAATCTCTAAGGTAAAACAGGTTTATGACACCATGATACATGAGCCTTTGGAGATTGTAGGGGAAGGCCAATTAGTAGATAAGAAATGAATACCGAACAAATCGTCTACTTGCTCAGAAAGACATCCCTCACCCGTGAAGCGATAGGCAAACTCACGCCAGGGCAGTTCCAAGAGATTATCAAAGAGGTATATTTCCAGGAGTCACAAGACGAATGGCGCAGGCAACACGGCATAGCCTCACTTATGGCAGCGATATACAATACCATCCCCGGCAAGCGTGGAACGAAAGTATGTAAGGCAAGCGACTTCTTGAGTAGCGAAATGCCGACACGAAATGTCAATACGTTGGAGAAACTAGCAGAAGCCAAAGGGATTAGATTACCAAGTAAAGAATTGAGGAGTAGAACGTGACCGAGGAAAACATTCTAGCAGAAGAAAAACCCACAACTATCAAACTAGCAGACGGCAAGGATTACATCTTGCCCCCGATAGACCTAACTACCCTAGCCAATATCGAGAAGGTTATGGGATTTGGGTTGCGCCGATTCTCTGAGAAGTTTGAGGGCGAGACTATGCAGACCTTGCTTGGACTGGTCTATGCGCTCTTGAAAGAAAACTACCCTCAAATGACTAAAGAGGAAGCTGGTAGACTAGTAACTTTACCTGTATTTGCTAATCTCAGTTCCACGATTGCTCAAATCATGGCGATAGCGGGCTAATCCAGGAGGTCTATTATGGGTAATGGACTAAACTCGGAATTAGATTTTGAAAAACGTATTAGTGAAATGCCTGATAATGAACTCTTGCGATTTATAGCTCGCCAGACTTATGAGATAACAGGTAAATGCAAAACCTTTGATAGTGAAATAAACTTACTGAAAACAGGGGATAGAAAAGTGTCTGGTATTATGGGAGGTATGGCAGGAATGGTCACATCCGTAATAATTGGAATCATAAACTACTTCACAGTTAATCGGAGCTAACATGGAAGTTTTAGCCGAACTCGTTGCCCGGATTACGGCCGATGCCACAGGACTGAAAAAAGCCCTTACCGATTCTGAACGTGCCATACAAGGCACAGGCAAAGCGGTAGACAAAGAGACTAAGTCTATCTCAGAGCAATTCAAGGAAATAGGCAAGACGGCTACTATCATGGGTGCTGCTGTCACAGCCTCTATGACTGCAATGATATTATCATTCGATAGGACTGGTAGTGAACTCCACGATTTAGCACTCAAGACAGGCGTATCCGTTGAGGCATTAGCTGGACTAAAGTATGCTGCGGAGCAAAACGGAGCCAGTCTTGGCACGGTAGAAATGGCTATCAAACGAACAGCCGCAGCGATGCAAGGCGTACAAGACGGCACGGCAGAATCTACAAGAGCCTTTGACCGTATGGGCATTTCCCTTACAGACTTACAGGGGTTAAACCCTGAGCAACAGTTCCTAAAGATAGCTGGAGCTATTGCTAATATACCAGACCCAATGACACGGGCAGCTACAGCGCAGGATTTATTTGGACGTTCTGGCATGGATATGTTACCCATGCTCTCTCAAGGTGCTAATGGCCTCAAGAAGATGATGGAGCAGGGAGTAAAATATAACAAATGGTCAACCGAATCCGCTAATCTAGCCGATGCTTTAGGCGATTCGTTTACAGACTTGAAAACCGCTATGAGTGGGGCTACAAATACTATCGCTGCCGTCTTAGCACCTGCAATTACAAGTCTGTCTGGTATATTTACTGGACTTACCAGTAAGGTATCAGACTTTCTAAAGGAACAGCCAGAGCTTACCAAAGCGTTAGGTGGGGCTGCCCTAGCAATGGGGATATTAGCAACTGCCATAGGCACAGTATCTATAGCAATGACATTTCTTGCTGCACACCCTGTAGCTGCTGCTTTGATGGGTATTACGGTAATTGTGGGTGGACTGATTGCTGCGGGTATTGCTCTATATGAGACTTTCAAAAAGATTGAACCAGTAATACCTATTGACCCTATAAAAGCTCTAGGAGATGCATTAGAAATAACCCGTAAAGAAGCTACCAAATTAGCTTCTGAGGCTGAGTCTGCTAGTAGTAAAGCAATCAAAGCCTTCGACAAACTAGGGGATGCAACAGTTGATGCTCTCAAACGGCGCAACAAAGAAATGGAGCAAGAGGAACAGGACAGCCTTAACACTCGGTTACAAGCGGCGAAAGACTTTTGGGATGATATAGAACGTGAGATGCAGTCCACCCAAAAGTCTAACATACGAGCCATTGAGGATATGCGGGATGCAGAGATAGATGCTTCTCGTGATGCTATTGACGCTAGACGGAAATGGTATAACGATACAGTTAAAATTTATGAGGCTGATAGAGATAAGCGATTAGAAACATTAAGGGATTCTAGTAGTAAAGAGGTCAAAGCCATTCAGTCTCAGATAGATAAAATTGAGGAACAACGGGATGAGCAACGTAAAGGGGAGCAGTCTACACAGGATGCTATACGTAAATCATCCCTTATCTCCCAGTGGCAGGTAGCCAATGCTAAAGGTGATAAAGCTGAGATGGCTCGTATCAATGAGAATCTGGCATCTCTGGAATCCGATATACGAAAACGACAGTTTGAGGAAGCTCGTCAAGCCGAGATTAAAGCATTACGGGATAAGATTGACCTTATACGAGAAGACGAAAAGACAAAAGAAAAGCAATTCCAGAAAGACCTTGATAATCAGAAATCGGCACTCAAAACAGAACTTGAAACCTTTGTAACTAATCAAGAAGACTTTCTAAAAGAACGAAAAGGCTATTGGGCTAAAAGAATAGAGGGCGAGAACGAAGTCAACCGTATAGCCAATGAGATAACAGCAGAACAAAGAAGACTAACATTAGTTGGCTATGCAACTGATTTGACTGACCTTAAAACCAAGTGGAAGTTATTAAACGATGAGACGGTAATTCAGGGTGACGCAATGAATCTCATTGTTAAAACCGACCAGACCGAACTAATCAACCTTTTGACTACATACAATCCCAAATGGCAGGATGCAGGGGTGAGTTTTGGCACAGCATTAGTTAAAGGGTTAGAATCTACCAGGGCTAGCATGGAAGCTACAGTGGCTAGTTTTATGGGGTTACTAGGTGGAGCGAAAGTTGCACAAGTGACAGCAGCCAGCGCAGCGGCAGGCGCAGCCCTCGATGTTGCAGCATTCGCAGAAGCGAAGGGTATCCAACCTAGCCCTGGGGAAGAGTCTGCTGCATTAACAGCACAATACCAGGCGGGGACATATCCTGGAACTCATGAGGAGTATTTAGCTGATTTTGCCAAACTTTTTGAAGTGCCTAATTATCAGACGGGTGGCACAGTCCCTGGTACAATAGGTGAACCTCAGTTAGCAATGGTTCACGGGGGTGAGACAATTACGCCTGCTGGTAAATCAGGAGTGACAATAGTGTTTGAAGGCCCTGTTTATGGTTTCGCAGACTTTGAATCTAAGATAGCACAAGCGGTGAAAGGCCACGCCATAAGAGGCGGGTTTCACGGTGTATTCTAATGACTACAGGAATCTACACCCTGTATGTAGATTGGGATAATAATCTTGATTTTTCAGATGCAACCGAAGACCTCACCAATGTAACTCTTAATGTAGAGTGTTCTCGTGGTCGTGACTATGCCTCACAATTGACTGGTCGCAGTATAGCAGGTCAATTACGGGCTATCCTTAATAACGAGTCGGGTGACTATTCTAGTTTCAATACATCAAGTGCAATCGCTGGCAACATAGTCCCAGGGCGTAAGGTTCAACTATGTGCTTCAAATATACAACCATTAGTCATGGTATCAGTTACTAAAGACATCGCTGCTGCTGGCGATTATGCTGCTGAAGATGTTCTATCAGAATCCGCAAGTGCTGGCACAGCATGGACATTCGCAGATGTGGCACTAAGAAAGGGGGAAGCATTATCAATAGTCAAAGCACAAGCAATCTGTGAAGTAACTTCCCTAACCCCACGTTTGACTCTCTATTTGTTCACATCAACACCTACTTGTGCGCTTAATGATAATGTTGCCAACACTGCAGTATTACACGCTGACCTTGCGAACTACATTGGTAAGATAAATTTTCCTGTCTTAGAGGATTTAGGTGGCGATTCTGAATCTCTTGCTACGCCAGGCACTTATGGTAATCTGCCAATAGAGTTTGAATGTGCATCCACTAACACCTCAATTTATGGAGTGCTCGTAACCCGTGATGCTATAACAGGCGAATCGGCAGGCATGGATTTGACCATTAGACTGACTGTAGAGCGAGCTAATAATCCTTTGTGGACTGGTTATCTCCAATCTATTAAACCCTGTCCTAGTGTTGCAGGAGTACAGACTGTTGAGTTGGTGGCTATTGGTTCGTTGGGGTTTCTAAACCAGCGAGATACTGAAACGGCAATGAAAACTGCTATTGCGACTGGTGCTGCCATAACCGAGGTGTTAGATAAAGCATCATATCCTGAATTTCCTAGAACTCTTGACACTGGTCAAACCACAATGGACAGGTTCTGGGTAGATAAACAGAAGACATTATCAGGGCTTCGCAAAGTTGAAGATACTGAGTCTGGTTTTCTTACTGAGTCATCAGCAGGTTATATTGTTTTTGAAGACCGCCACCATCGAATGAAGTCACCGCATCTAACCTCACAGGCAACCTACACTGATGCACCGGGGGGAACGATAGGATATATTGGGCTAAACCAGGAAGACCCTTTACAACAGATTTTCAATATCTTCGAGGCTGAGGTAAAAACCTATACTGTAGGTAGTTCTGCAACCTTATGGGTTTGTCCCGAATCAGGAGCATCCTCTCCACTTGTGCCAGCAGGGAGCACCGCAACCTTTTGGGCATCCTATCCTACTGCAGGGGATGCTACCAATGCTATGGCGGTTGACACATGGACTACATTAGCAGAAGGCACAGATTTTATAACCTATACCGCACCTACGGGGGGAACTCTAGTCACTGGACAGGTAACATTTTCATTATCTAAATTCAGCAACACCATGAAGATGGTAGCCACTAATGCTTCTACTCAGCATCTCTACCTGACTACCTTTCAGGCACGGGGAACTCCTATAACTGTAAGTGACCCCTTGAAAGTCAAGGCTGAAGATTCCACCAGCAAGACGACTTATGGGGAACGCACCTATCCTCATCCTGGAGAGTTTATACCCACTAGTACCGAAGCTAAAAGCTGGGGCGATTTCCATCTTTCAGTATTCAAAGACCCACAACCTATTTTATTGGTTACACTTCACGCTAATAGAAGCCAATCTCATTTGGCTGAGGCTATGACTAGAGATATATCAGACAGAATAACTCTAGTAGCAAATAATAGCGCAGTGTTAGGAATAAATCAAGACTTTTTCATTGAGGCTATCTATCATCGAATACAAGCTGATTTGAGCCACAAGATAACTTTCGCCCTATCCCCTGCTACAATGTGGGGGGAGTTCTGGGTTTGGGATGTTTCCGTATGGGATGTCAACACTAAGTGGGCTTACTAGAATAGGAGGCTAATATGGCTTGGGATTTGCCATCTACTCCAACAGCGGGAACAACTGTTGCTACTGTCGCAAACTGGGCAACGCCGACAATAAATTGCCTTCGGTATTTATATGGCTCTGATGGCGAAATAGTTCTAGTAGATTATCCTGATTTCCCTTCGACTGCACAAGGCGATATATTTTACCATGATGGCACAAAACTAGCCCGTCTTGCCGCAGGCACAAGTGGGCAATATCTTCAAACTTTAGGTGCAGCAGCTAATCCCGCATGGGCGACAGGCACAAGTAACTTAACAATGGTCACTACTATAGACAAATCCTGCACAGCAGATGGCTCATGGCGTGACATTGATGTATCTGCTCTAGTACCGGCCGGCACTAGAGCAGTGCAGGTGATTTTTGCAACAGTGACAGGTAGTGGAGGAACTACAGTAAGTATTGGGGCACGTAAGAATGGTAGCACTGATACTGCAGTATGGGTGCTTGATACTTCATACACAAGTGGGATTGGAGCAGCTATATGGACTGAGGTAGATGGCTCAAGGATTTTTGAAGGATACATTTCTGGTTCAAGAGGGGCTATCTGGGTAAATGCCTATGTTACGTAGAGGTAAGAAATGACAAAAAACGAAATAGATACCAAGTATAAAGGAATCCACCACCAATTAGAATTAGATTATTTTAACCAGGCTCTCGGTAGTCGTATTCTGAAACCTGATAAGGACTTTGCGTCATTCGACTTAGCGCATAAGTCCTTATGGGAATCTCACATAACCGAACTAAGAGATAATGGATATTTGCCGCCATTACCAGTAATAATACCTACTCCACCGATTGACCCAACTGATTTCCCTGCTCTGTGGGCTGATGCAAAGACTCTAAATGAAAAGTTTGACATCCTTGCTAAAATGCTAAAGTTGATAGCATGAAACTCAAGATGTGCAAACGTTGCCAACGCATAGTAGAAGACGAAGTTAAACAATGCCCTAACTGTCGCTGTGAGGAGTTCGAGGCGATTCACTTCCTAGGGGATATGTAAATGAGATGGTTTGAAAGAAGAACTAATTATAGACTGGCCGTATTCATCATTGCCATAACGATTATTGCCACGATGCTAGGTGTATGGGCATTCACAGAACGTGGCAATGCCCAGAATCTACAAGCGCAATTAGTAGTTGCCGAACAGAAAATAGAACGCAATCCCTTAATTGCGCCACCTTCAACCTTGAAGATTAGCGACTTCGTTGTATCCGGCAATTGGCTTATGGTTAGATTAGGTAAAGATGCTAAACTTTTTACTGTTAATGGCACTTCTATGCTCCCTATAGTTTCCGATGGTGGCAAGTTGATAGGGATACCAGTGGCAAATATAGCTGAGATAGAGAAAGGGTCTTTTATCATTACTACGCCCCTAGACCCTTCAATCTCTATCGGACATCAGATTATTGAGATTGGCACTGATGACCAGGGTTGGTATGCCCAGACCAAAGGCACAGGTAATTTTG